TCAACTCCTATTGTTTTTCATTGTGAGGCATATGGAACATCCTGTATTCGAATATTTTCAAGAGAAAAACTACCGGAAGAGATTGAAGATGCGCTTAATGTACCGAAAAGGATGTTGAACGCTTTAGAAAAAGACGTACAACAATTAAAAGAAAAAATAGAAGCACATAATAACCTTGTGTGGTATAAGCGCATAAGAAAGATAGTATAGGATATCTTATCAGTAGATAATATATAACTAAATCAAAATCGAACATGAAATACTGCAAAAACCAATACGGAATACCAATAAAAAAGTGGTGCGTCACATGCCAGTTTTATGATAGCTGCAAACAAAAAGCTAATAATATGGGCTTGAAAGATAACTGTTGGGTTATGAAAGATGCTTATCAGAAAGCCGGGAAAGGTGACGGAAGATTACGTAAGCTGGTGATTGAAGATACTTTAGCAGGGAAAACTTTTAAATTCTCTGATTAAATA